GCCGGTCTGCCTGGTGGGCGCGCTGCTGGTCGCCGAGGAGCCGCTCCATCGTTTTGCGACGCACAACCATCAGTGCCACACCTGTCGCCTTTTCGGGGGTTTGGGGCGGCGGCTGATCGAGGGTGCCATTTTGCGCCGCTCGAGCTGCTGCACGATCTCGGACCAGTCACCGCCGAAATGGACGGCCCGGTCGTCGATGTACAGGTCGGCGTGCGGCTTCCCCTGGTCTGCCCACACATCAACGGGCAGGCCCGCGGCGGCGAGCTCCTGCCGCACGGCTGCGAGGCCTTCCGGCCAGTTCGCACGGCAGGTATGCACAATCACCCGGTGGCCTGCGGACAGGATCCGCCGTAAAGCCTGTTGGGCGCCGGGCAGCCACTCCTGGGTTTGCGGGTCGGCGAGAACACCGTCCCAGTCGCAGGCGACAGTCATTTCGGCCGTTCCTGGTTGCAACCCGGGCCCAGACAGCGAACAACGAACCCTTGGTTGATGCGGCCGCAGCCGCCGCATTGCCATTGGTGTTTACGGCCGGGGAGCAGCGGCGGCCGGTTGCCGGCGTTGGTGCCGCCTTGCACGTTCACCCGCATTCGGTTACGCCGCGCCGGCCGTGTCGCCGCCAGAGTCCGCGTCGATATCGGCGGTCTCGCCGGCCGGATCAGCCGCGGCGGGTTCGACGGTTTCGGCTACGACGGGTTCGCCCTGCGCGTCGACTGTCTCGGTTACGGTGGCACCTTCCGCAGCACCCGCTGCCACCGGCGGGTTCGGGTCCGTGGCGGCGGGTGCGCCGTCCGGGTTCAGCGACACGTTCTTGACGCCGCCGAACGAGAACGAGTCCTGCACATGGTCGTCCGGGCTGATCACCCGGATCGTGTGGGTTGCAGACACCGGAATGTGGGTGATCGTGCCGTCGGTGAACTCGACATCGAGATACATGGGGTGGGATCTCCTTCAGTTGGTTAGAGGGCTTCGACGCCCCACTGGTCAAGCTCCAAGTCCGCTTCGGTCTCACGTTCGATAAGCCGCAACACCGCCGCGGCGCGCGGATCGTCGGGCTCCTCACGGGGCCGTTCCGGCGGCTGCTGCCACGACATCGCCCCGTACCTGGCCGCGGCGATCGCGTGTCCGTAACTGGACTCCCATTTCGGGTCGACGATCTCGCCGGCACCGACACGCTGCCCAACCGGATCCTGGTTGACAGGCGCTGCTTTCAGCTGGTCGACGAGTTCAGGCGACCGGCCACGAACAATGAACAACCTAGGCGCCCCGGGCTCGCCGGCCCGGGGATGCCAGACCGGGAACACACGAGACTCGTCTGGTTGGAGTAGCTCGAGCAGACGTGCCCGGCCGGCTTTGCGGTCGTTGTTTGCCTGCACGAACCCGTCGACGTCGCGTTCAAGGTATTCGGTGACGATCGACGCGGGTTCACCCATCCGGGTTTGCGTGCCGATCCTCGCCCACATCGACGGGTCCGCATACGACACCGGCGACTGGATCAGCCAGCCGCGTTCGTCACGTGGCCACCATCCCGGCTTGTCCGGGGTGCCGCGCCGCTCAACGAGCGCGGCGGCGTGCGCGGAAACAAGGCCGGGCTGGTAGTAGCTGTCGAACACGACGAGGTTTTCGTCGAAGTCGGCCGCCCACGCGAGTGTGCAGGTCGGGTTCGATAGCCCGTGGTCGTGTGATTCGAACCTGAGCCATTCGGCAGGGACAGGGAACGGGTCGACCAGGTGGGTGTCTTCACGGAAAGACGCGAACGCGGCGCCTTCGAAGATCCCCCAGTCGCCGTCACGGAGCTGCTTCCTGAGCGTCGCGTCGAGGCGCTCCATGCTCTTCTCGTATTCGGCGACGTCGAGGCCCGGGTTGTCTTCCATCTTGGCCGGGATGAACACACCGTGCGGGTCACGACGGTCAGGGTCGATGAACCGTTTGAACACCCAGGCGTGTCCGATACCGCCCGGGTTGCTGGCGGAGCGATGTCGGATCGGGATGCCCAACGCGGCAAGGTCTTTCCGGCGGCGTGTGCGGGAGAACAGGTACTCGTACTGTTTCTCGGAGAACTGGGTGAGCTCGTCCCAGCCGACGAACTGGTAGGCCGGCCCCTGGTAGTTGTAGACGTCGTTGTCGTGTTCGAGATACCCGAACGTCAACGTTGCGGTTGACGGGAACGTCCACCGTTTCGCGTCGTCGTTCCAGCGGGCATCGGTGTTCGCGAGCCACTCTTTCGACCGGGACATGATCGCGTCCGGCTGGTCCAACTGGCGGAACGTGCGGCGCAGGATCAGGGCGGCGTAGCCGGGAACATCGACGTACTGCAACGCGGCCGCCAACAATGCGTCGGACTTGCCGCCGCCGGCGGCGCCGCCGTAGAACGCCTCCAACTGGTCCAGGAGCAGAAACCCGGCCTGCGGGGCGGAAACGCTACTCAGGTTGGGCCAGTACCTCGCTAGCGGCGGGTAGAGCCGGGAGAGCATCTCCGCTGCCGAGTCCGGGGATGGCTCCTGCCCGGCGGAGAACGGCTGCGACATCGGCGAGGCTCACTCCTTGCTGGACTTCGATCGGTCCGCCCTCCGGCCCGCTCACCTCGATCTGCTGGCGGTGTGCCTGCAGCGCCAGTGCTTCGGGGAGCCGTGTGCGGGCGAGGAACTCCAACAGCCGGTCGGAGTAGCGGCGAACTTCGCCGACCATGACGCCTTGGTGGTAGATGGGTTCGTCGATGCCGTCGATGGCGCGGCGGACGAGTTCGGCGCGGATTTGGTCGTCGCTGTAGCCGCGGGCTTCGAGGTAGTCGTCGCGGAAGTCGGGGTTCGCGGCAAGGTACGCGTCGATCTCGGCTTTGGATGGTGGTGCCTGGGTGGTGCGTTCGTGGCCGCCGTTCGCGACGTAGGTTTTCGGGACGGTCACGCCGAGTTTCTTCAGCACGGATCGGTTGCCTGCGGAGTGGTTTCCGCGGACAGCGTTCAGCCATGCCGCCTTCTGCTCATCGGTCAGCTCAAGGACAGGCTCAGGCTGCGAGCTGTGCGGCTGCATGTCTGCGGGCACGTCTCACCTCCACCGGCAACGGCTCGCCCACAGCAGGGTCAATGGTGCCGGCCACGATCATCCGCCACCTGGTGACACGGATCGCGTAGACGAGCGCCAAAGCCGGGTCGCCGCCGGCGGCGTCCAGACAACGGTCGGCGAGACTACGTGTGCCGCGTTTGATGGTCACAGGCCGCGTCTTCCCTGCAATGTTTTGTGCTGTCTGTACCGTTGCGCCGCCAACTGGATCGCCTGTAACGCGTCCGCCGGGATGTAGTCGGGTGACATGTCGCCGTAGAGGACGCGGCGGAGTTGGAAGTCGTTGGGGGTGTCGCAGCGTTTCGCGATCTCGAACGCGAGTTGGACGGAGTAGCAGGGGCGGGTGTCCCAGCAGTCGTCGTCGTGGATCCAGTCGCCGGTGAACAGGAGACGGAGTTCGTCGGTGGCGACCATAAGCCGCCTCCTCGAAGCGGTGGAGTGTGCCCCGGTCGTCTGGCCTTGACTTGACCTACGCCGCTCGGTGGCGGCCTCCCAGACTCGAATAGACCGGGGCTACTCGGGGCTGCCGAACCGGCGGAACGGGTCGGCCTGGTAAGCCCTCGCCTGCCAACCACCGTTCGCGAGTGAGACGACGTGGTCAACCACGAACCGTTCGCCCTCGCTCTCGACGCTGGTCCCCTCGGCGATCGGCGCGCTGCCGGGCTTGCCGATCAGCGTGAGGTACGTCACCGTGGCGCTCGAGGTCACGCTGCGATCCTATCGTCGTCCGCCTCAACAACCCCGGCCGCCGCTGCACCGGACCGGATCGCCTGCACGATCTCAAGGAAACCCGACTCGGTCACGATCCGAAGCGCACGGTCGGGGTGAATACCCGCCTTCTTGCGGGCCGCCACGGCGTCGTGTCCCTCAGCCATCAACGCGAGGAAGATGCCTTTGCGGCGCAGCGAGTCGTCCTTGCCCGGCCTCCCGACACCGTTGAAGCCGCGCTCTGGCATGGCGTCCTCCTGAACGACAGAAGCCGCTCGGGGCGGCTTCGGGCATAGCTCGGCTACAGGCTGGTCGCTGGAAAGGTAGTTCCAGGGTACACCGAGGC